CAAATGAAACCTAGGGTGTGTACGCAGCCCTGTACATAGAATTTTTCTTGCCGGCGAGCTGGTAGGAAAACGATGGCCGGCATTGTAGCGCGCCGACGCATCAATGTCGTCAAACGCCAGTACACGGCTATCAACCAGCCATACCCTCCATGCGGGCGAAGTTCTTTTTGAACCCATGTAGCGAACTGGGATGGCGAGGTTTGGTTCATTGCCGCGCGACGCAGATCGCAGACGGTCATCGCCACAGCCTCACCCCGCTACGGTGCAAAACGCACCATTCCGCATCAAAAAGTTTCGTTGTAAAACCGTGAAAAGCCTCAGCAACGGCGCGGCCTGCCACCATGTGCATCACTGCAACAAAACCGACCCATTTAGCGCGCAGGCGGGGCGGGGAGTCGACGGCGCGGCAGCGGCGCTGGCCAAGGTCAGCAAGCGTCGATAACAGCGCGGGGATGGGATACGTTCAATTTGAATTTCAATGTGTATGGAGCGTGTGATGAAAACCAGAGCGTGGTCGAACGGTAGGAATGGATATGGGATTCGTGTCGGTATGTCGAATCGCCGGGAATACTTCGACCCGGCATGGAAGGAGATCATCGTCGAGGTCGGCGGAGATTCCCACACCTTCGCATTGACCGAGGGCTTCTGGCATAAGTGCCCAGAGTTCCGTGATCGAGGCAAACCAGTCCTTCGCGATTGGCTTCATCAGCAGCGAGCTATCCCCTGGCCGTCCGGGCGACCTCCAGCCTTTGAACTCTCGCCATTGCACGGGAACCGCTTCGCTCTTAGGCGGATCACCGAGTAATAAAAAAAGCCACCCGGATGGGCGGCTTGGCTTGATCTGACAGGCTGGGCGTCAGACCAGCGGTGGCGACTCATTCGCTGGCGCCCAGCTCATACGGTCGGAACCGCACCACCTCCTGTCCCACGATGTCGTTGATCCCGAGGAACACCGCCTGGAGTGGTTCGAGTTCATTGACGTTGAACACACGCGCCGCTTTTTCCGCGTCGCCGAACCCGCCGACGTTGTTCGGCATCACGCCCATCAGTTGCGGCGGTACCCTGTGTCCGGCCAGCGTGTCGTCGCGCGTCACGTTCTTGATGCCGGCGAACTCGTCTTTCGCCGCGACCTCGCTGATCGGGATCAGCTGCACCCCGTCCTTCTTACCGCCCGGCGTGTACAGGAACAGGTTTCGGAAGTTGCCCGGGCCCTTCGACGACTTCAGCGCCTCGCGCATCGCATCGATGTCTTCCTGGTTCATCGCCTCGTCGGTGACGTTGAGGATGAAGCCGGCGTGGCTGCCGTTGAGGTAATACTTGCGCCGAAACAGCGTGGCGTTCTCGTTGAGCAGGATCGACTGCATCGCGCCCAGATAGTCCGGCACGCCGTAGATCTCCTGGTTGATGTCCGGCTCGAGCAGATGAATGACCGAGCCCCGCTCGAACTCCACCGGCTGACGCCAGTCGCACGTCCACCAATACTGCCCCGGCTCGACGCCCCGCCGGACGTACCGCGCCTGTGCCGGGCGCAGCTCCAGCAGCCGGCCCAGCCGACCGAACACCTGCTCTGGGTAGGCGTTGCCGAACACCAGGTAATCGGTCACCAGCGAGCGGAACGCCTGCCGGCTCAGCAGCGGATGCGGGATAAACGACCGCGACAGAATGTTTCGCTTCACCTGCAGGCTGCTGCCATGGTGTGCCGTCGCCCGATACGTCCGGGCCAGCGCCGGCAGGTCGACCGGTGGCTCGTACCACCGCGCGCCCAGAATCCAGCAACCGGTGTAGAGAAAGTCGTGCATGTCGATGACCGGTACCGGGTCGCCGAACGTGAAAGATTCCGCCCGCGCCGGCGTCGACTCGGTCAGCGTCGCGGGCACGCGAACGCGCGGTTTGTCGGCGGTTGCTGTCATCCGTAGATCTCCATCATGGATTTACCGCGCTCGCCTTCGGCCAGCACGTCGATCGGTTCGTTATGAAGGGCATGCATGGTTGCCCATGCCAGATCCGCGTGGCCGGTCTGATTGTTCCGGCCCGCGGCGTAGGTGAATTGGCGGCCACTCGCGGTCAGCTCGCGACGGATCGACGAGAACGACTGCGCGATGATCACGTCCCGTGCGTCGAACTCCAGCCGCCCTTTGTCGATGATGTGCTGTGCCTGGCGCACCAGCGCCGCCTTGCTATCCGGCGTGTAGCGGTAGCGCGTCACGCGCGGGAAGAACTTCGCGACCAGCTGCGCCACCGCCTCGCCCATGCCATTGGTATCGATGCCGATGAACTGGACGTTGTAGCGTTGCGTGATCTGACGGATGAATTCTGCTTGGGCTTCGTAGTCCTGCCCCTTGATGCGGTGCTTCTCCAGGATCCGATGACGGTCGTTGCGATTCTTCGCCGGGGCCAGCACGACCAGCCCCGCGCCATCACTGCCCTCTCCGTCGCCCGCCGGGTCGTAGCCGATCCACACCGGCGCCTGGCCGAATGGCCGCGCCGCGAACGGTTTCCAGTCGCGCCACAGATCCCAGCTATCTACCATGCACCGTTGCATGGTCATCATCGGGAATGCCGACTGGCTGTCGTCGACGAACTCGCACATCAGCAGGTTCGCGAACTCGTCGTCGCTGTACTCGAGCCGGAGCTGATCGATGTCGAACAGATCACACCCGCCGGCGATGGCGTCCTGAATCGTCACGATCTGACGCCATTGACCGTCGCCGCAGTGCGCCCCGCTGGCCAGCGCCGAGTGGCTCACGTCGATTTCAATGCGGTCGGCTTTTGCCCGGCGCTTGTTGAAGCGCTCGCCCGTCCAGAACGGGTAAGCCTCGTGGGCCACGGATGAAGGCGTGCTGAAATAGGTCTGCTTCCACTTCTTGTGCATCGCCATGCCGGACGTGACTTTCCGGAACTGCTCGAATCCGTTGATCCAGAAATATTCGTCGAGGTAGGTATCGCCGTGGTAGCCCTGGGCGGTTTTTGCGTTCGTGCCGAGGAAATGCAGCTCCGCGCCGTTGGCCAGCACGATGGGATCGCCCTTGAGCTCCACGCCCGTCGTCTCCTTCACGAACTGGACGATGTAGTTGCGGAAAATGTGGGCCTGCGCCTTGCTCGCCGACATGAATATCTTGTTCTTGCCCGTCTCCAGGGCGTCGGCGATCGCTTCCCGGGCGAAATACCAGGTCGCGCCGATCTGGCGCGACTTGAGCAGGTTACGGATCCGCTCGTGCTGGCCGGCGCGGTACCAGTGCCGCTGGTAGAGAAACAGCGATGCCTCGAATGCCTCGACGATCTGGATGACGCCCTGGTCGCCGACATCGTTGCGCTTCGGCTTGCGCTTCTCGCCAGCGTTGCGCCGCTCGATGTTCGGATTGAGGTCGCTCTCCTTCCCGCTCGACTCGTACTTGTGGACCCGCGCCAGACGCTCGATCTGCCGGCCAAGTAGATCGATCTCCTTGAAGTCCCGCCCATCCTTTTCGGGCTTGCAGATCAACTGAACCAGCCGCGCCTCGAGCGCACCCTCGACCCGCTGCATCGGGCTGGCGTCGTCCCACTTTTCACGCTGTTTCCAGCTCGCCACCGTGGCCCGTGGCTCATCGAGAAACTCCGCAATACGGGAAATACGCCACCCCGACCAATACAGGTGGCGAGCGCTCAGGCGGTTGCTATCGAGGGCGTCGAGCGACGCATCGAGTTCCGCGGGTTCGGGTGGCAGCGGCGCCGCTGCAGTCGGCGGTAGTTTCATGCGGCCAGCGTACCGACGCGGCCGAAACCGTTATCTCTCAACGGTTTGTCACCCGCCATTCTACAACGCCAATTCGTTGAGACTCACCGCCGGGACGCGGAACCTGACGCCCATACAGTAGTTCTGCCTGCCCGTTCGCTCCCGGAGACCGCTACATGCCCTGGCACCGCATCGCCACCGAAGGCGCCACCACCGACGGCCGCAAGATCAGCGCCGACTGGCTCAACCAGATGGCCGCCAATTTCGACCCCGACACGTACGGTTGCCGGGTGAACCTCGAGCACATCAAGGGCGTACTCCCGGATAGCCCGTTCAAGGCTTATGGCGACGTCACCGCGCTCAAGACCGAGAAAAATGCCAAGGGCAAAGTCCAGCTACTCGCCGAAATCGATCCGACCGATGAGCTGAAGGCGCTGAACGAGAAGCGCCAGAAGGTCTACACCAGCATGGAAGTCGACCCCGAATTCGCCGATACCGGCGAGGCCTATCTCGTTGGCCTCGCTGTCACCGATACCCCTGCCTCGCTCGGTACTTCGATGCTGCAGTTCAGCGCGCAGCAGGCGAAAGATGGCGGCGAGTCCCCGCTGGCCAGCCGCAAACAGCGGCCCGAAAACCTGTTCTCCGCCGCCATGGAAACCGAATTCGACTTCTCCGAAGAGCCGGAAAAAGGTCCGTCCCTCACCGAGCGGTTCAAGGCGCTGTTCGCCAAGCATGACGCCAAGACCGAAGCCGGGTTCGCTGCCTTCCGCGCCGAACTCGAGGACACCCTCGGCCTGTTCGTGAAGCGTCACCAGGCGCTGGCCGACGATCTCGCCGCGCGCCCCACCGCCGCCGCGTTCACCGGGCTGCAGGAAGCGCATGACGATCTGAAAACCCGGTTCGACGAGCTTTATACCCAGCTCGACACGACGCCCCGACACCAACGCCGCCAAGAGTCCACTGGCGGTAACGACTCAATCGAAACGGACTGCTGAGAGAGACCATGCGCAACCAAACCCGAAGACTCTTCAACGCCTACGCCGCGCGGCTCGCTCAGCTCAACGGCGCCGAGAATGCCTATGCCGCGTTCGAGGTCGATCCGTCGGTCCAGCAGACGCTCGAGACCAAGATTCAGGAATCGAGCGAATTCCTGAGCCGGGTCAACATCACTGGCGTTCGCGACCTCAAGGGCCAGAAGCTCGGCCTCGGCATCACCGGCCCAATCGCTGGCCGCACCGATGTCAGCCAGCGTGACCGCGTACCCGTCGACCCCACCAACCTCGAGCCGCAGGACTACGAGTGCCACTCGACCGAGTTCGACACCTTCATCACCTGGGCCAAGCTCGACGCCTGGTCCAAGTTCCCGGATTTCCAGGCCCGCGTGCGCGACGCCATCCTTCGTCAGCAGGCGCTCGATCGCATCATGATCGGGTTCCACGGCAAGACGGCCGCCAAGCAGACCGATCGCACCGCAAATCCGATGCTCGAGGACGTCAACATCGGTTGGCTGCAGCAGTACCGCAATAACGCCAGCGCTCGCGTTATCAATGGTGTGCAGATCGGCAAAGGGCAGGAGTTCCAGAACCTCGACGCGCTGGTATTCGAAGCGGTCAACTCGCTGGTCGAGCCTTGGTATCGCGAGAACACCGATCTCGTCGCCCTGGTTGGGCGCTCGATGATGACCGAGAAGTATCTGCCCAAGATCAACGAGTGGGAGCAGCCCACCGAGGCCCGCGCCCTCGACCTGATCATGGCCGCCAAGCGCATGGGCGGACAGAACGCCATCCAGGTGCCGTTCATGCCGGAAAACGCGATCTTCATCACATCGACCGACAACCTCTCGATCTACTGGCAAGAAGGCTCGCGTCGCCGCCACCTGATCGAGAAGCCCGAGCGCAAGCGCATCGTCAACTACGAGTCCAGCAATGACGCCTACGTCATCGAGGACTACGGGTTCGGCTGCCTCCTTGAAGGCATCGAATTCGCCGACGCTGCGGCCGGGGAGTAACCCATGGTCAGCTCCATCCGCAGACACTACGAGCGCGTCACCGCCGCGAAAGCGGCGGCTGACGCCGGCGATCAGCCGATGCACGGCGAAGCCTTCGAGCTGATGAAGGCGCAACTGTTCGAGGACTACCGCCGGCTGAAGTCGATCCAGTCAGTCGAGCGCAAGATCGAGGTCAAGCGCGAGATCCTGCCGAACTACGCCGAGTACGTTGCCGGCGTGCTGGAATCCGGCCAGGGCGCGCAGGACGAAGTGCTGATGCGCGTCATGCTCTGGCGCATCGACGTCGGTGACATCGACGGCGCTCTGGAAATCGCCCGCTACGCGATCACCCATGAACTCGATCCCGGCGAGCAATTCCAGCGCTCTACTGCCGCCCTCCTCGTCGAGGAATCCGCCGACCAGGCGCTCACCCTCGCCGACGATGACGACTCGCTACTCGATGCCCTGCGTGAGATCGACACGCTGATCAATGGCGCCGACATGCACGACCAGATCCGCGCCAAGCTCCACAAGGCGCTGGGCAACGGCCACCGCGCCCGCGGCGAGCCGGCCGAAGCCATCGCCGAATACCAACGCGCCCGGGAGCTCAATGATCGAGTCGGCGTAAAGCGCGATATCGAGACGCTCGAGCGCGAACTCAAGAAAGCCCCGCAGGACGGACCGTCGCCCGAGCCAACCAAGGCAACGGCCGACGATCAGCAACCCAACACCAGCCCTACGGGCTGACACAGAGTCGACCGCCGACGCCAGGGGGCACGACGGTGACGGAAAGCCCAGGCTCTCCCGAAACCGTCGTCCACCCCCTGATTTATCAAACGCGCCCGCCGACGCGCGAGTGCTCACCATGCCGGAGGGTTTGAGATGTCCAGTTTCGTCGCCGCCGGCAATGCCAGCGCCGCCCCCGCGGCACCGATCGCAAACGCCGTGTTCTATCCCGACATCGACCCGGCTGAGTTCCGCGATTCGCACCGCATCGACGGCACCATCACGCCCCAGCGCATTACCGATGTCCTGCTGACAGCGATCGCCACGACCAATCGGATTTTGCGCGAGTGGATGGCCGCCCAGGTCGAGGCTGGGTATCTCACGATCGACAGCGTCCCCACCCCGCACTGGCAGCCACCGGAAATCTACCCCGCGCTCTACCAGCGCGCCGTGTTCGCCGAGGCCCACGCCCAGCTCCTCGAGCGTTACCGCGACTACGACGCCACCGCTGCCAGCCGCGACCGGGGGGACCTGCACGACCAGACCGCCGACAACTACCGCCGCGACGCGCGCTGGGCCGTCGCCGAGATCGTCGGTCGCTCCCACGTCACGGTCGAGCTGATATGAACGACATCCCTGTCGTTCACCCTACGGGCCAGCGCTGCGCGCTGTTCCAATCCTCTCCCGGAGGATTGGTCTGATGCCGCGCACGATTCGCAGCCTCCAGGGCGACACCCTCGACCGTATTTGTTACCGCGTCTACGGACAGACAGCGGACGTCACTGAGCGAGTGCTACAGGCCAACCCTGGTCTGGCAGATCTCGGCCCGGTACTCCCCAGCGCGACCCTCGTCACGCTGCCGGAGATCGCAACCCAGTCGCCCAGCACCGCAACCGTCCAAATCTGGGACTGATGCCATGCGACCGACTCGACACCACAGCAGGAATCACAACCACACGCCCGATCCCATGATCGTGCTGATAACGCTACTCATCGCAAACGCAGGGACGACCATGGCCCAGCAGCTCAGCATCACCACCGAAGCCATCAAGACCACGCCACCGGCCATCGTCTCGCTGCTTCACGCCGGCGGCATGACGCCATCGGACTGGATCACCATTATGACGCTCGCCTACCTCAGCCTGCAGATCGGCCTGCTCGTGCCCAAGTATCTCGAGCGATTCCGGGAGTGGCGCGACAACCGAGGGAAACGCTCATGAAAAACCTCGGCCGCTGGATCGGCGGTGGTGCGATCGGAGGCGCCTGTGGCATCGCGCTCTCGCTGTCGATCAACGTCGTCAAACACTACGAGGGCACCGAGCTGGAGGCGTATCCCGACCCCGCCGGCATCCCCACGATCTGCACCGGCCACACCGGCCCGACGGTCGCGCTCAACCAGACGCGCACTCAGCAGGAGTGCGATGACCTGCTGGCCGGCGACCTCGGTACCGCGTTCGACGCCATCGACCAAAACGTGTCGCCGGAAATCAACGCCACCATGCCGCCGACGCGCCGGGCCGCACTGGCCTCGTTCGTGTTCAACGTCGGCGTGGGCGCATTCCAACGCTCGACACTGCTCGAACAGCTCAACGCCGGCAACACTCGCGCCGCCTGCGATCAGCTCAACCGATGGGTCTACGCCAGCGGCCGAAAACTCCCCGGCCTGGTCAAGCGCCGAGCGACCGAGCACGAGCTATGCCTGGCGGGGCTGGATGAATGAGAACGCGGATCCTGGCGGGCCTGTTCGCCCTGGCCATCTCGGTCGCAGGCACCGCCGGCTGGCTCACTCGTGGCTGGCTCGAGGATAGCCACCGGCTGACCGCGATCGAGGCCGCCCGCGAAACGGCCAGCCAGGCACTGGCCCGCGAGTCCGTCATCGCCGGCGTCGTCGAGGCCCGGCTCTCAACGCTCGACGCCAACGAACGCATCATCGACCGGGGAATCGTCCGTGAGATCCAGAAACCAATTTATCGCAACGTCTGTCTCGGCGCTGATGCTCTCCGCCTGCTCAACGACGCCGCCGCCGGCCGCGTCCCCGATTCAACAGACACTGCTGACCCGCTGCCCGCAGACGCTCCCGCCGCTGACTGACGGCACCGGCCGCGATGTCGTGCTCACGATGCGCGAATGGGCCGGCCAGTATCAGCGCTGCGCCACACGTCATAACGGACTCGTCGACGCCCTGACCGGAGCAGACCGTGAAAAAGCTCAACGCCCTACGCCAGTACCTGATTGACGCCGTCCCGAGTCTCGCCCGCGATCCCGGCAACCTGCTCACGTTCGTCGAGGACGGATCGATCGAGTTCGCCCGCGGCCCCAACCTCAGCCACGGCTACACCTACACGGCGCAGCTCGTGCTGACGGACTACGCCGCCGACATAGACGCGGTCATGATCCCGCTGCTCGACTGGCTCTCTATCTACCAGCCGGATCTCGATCCGAATCAGGCCGTGTCATTCGAGGCCGAGATTCTCAGCAACAGCGCCGTCGACCTGGCGCTGCGCGTCCAGCTCACCGAACGCGTCGTCGCCAAGCGCGACTGTGCCACCGGTCAGATTCACGCCGAGCACCGAATGCCCCGGTTCGAGCGCGAGGAGTGCCCCGCCGAGCACTGGCAGTTGCTCATCCGCAATGCTTACATCGACGGCGACTATGAGCTGATTGCGGAGTGGGATGGGCCGCGGGAGCAAGGCGCCGATGGCCTCTGACGATCTCAGCCAGCTCGATGACTGGCTGGCCCCACTGCTCGCCCGGCTGCAAGCGCACGAACGTCGCCGCCTCGCCCGCCTGGTCGCCACCGATCTACGCCGCAGCCAGCGCGAGCGCATCAAACGCCAAGAGAATCCGGACGGATCGGCATTCGCCTCGCGCCGCTCGCGGGATCGCCAGGGCCAGATCCGTCGAGATGCCATGTTCTCGAAGATCCGCACCGCCAAATACCTGCAGACCCGGTCGAGCCCCAACGGCGCCACCGTTGGATTTTTCGGCCGCATTGCCAGCATCGCCCGCACCCATCAATACGGCCTACGCGACCGCGTAACCGAGAACGGCCCCCGCGTGAAATACGCCGAACGCGAGCTGCTCGGGTTCAGCGAGGCAGATCGTCAGCGCGTGAGCGACGGCATCCTCGACTATCTCGACGGCGAGCTGTAACAGCCCGTTCTACAACGCGCGCCGCTCGCCAGCCGCCGCCACGCTGCGGACGATAGCCGCATAGTCACTCAGCCCGGTACGCCATGAATTCCGTCGAACTCGCACGATTACTACAGAACGTGATCCGCATCGGCACGGTCGCCCAGGTCGACCACGCCACCGCGTGCATCCGCGTGCGCACCGGGGAGCTACTGACCGACTGGATCCCGTGGCTCGTCGGTCGTGCCGGTCAAGCCCGCACCTGGAACCCGCCGACTACCGGCGAACAGGTCGTGCTGGTCTCGCCCGGCGGCGAGCTGCGCGCCGCCATTGCGCTGCCGGCGATCTATGCCAACGCCAACCCCGCGCCGGTCAACGCCCCAAACCTGACCCACTGGCTGATGCCGGATGGTGCCGTGATCGAATATGACCACGAAGCAAGCCACCTGCGCGCCACGCTGCCCGGATCGGCATCGGTCGACGCCCAGGCCGACGTCACCGTCACTACCGCCGCCGCTCTGACCGCCACGGCCGCCGGCGGCGCGACCATCAACGCCAACGTCGTCATCAATGGCAACGTCACGTTGAACGGCAATCTAAGCCAGCCCAGCGGCAAGACCGCGACCATGTCTGGCGCGGTTCATTTCAAGGGCGCGGTGACAAGCAACGGCAAGGACATCAGCTCGAGCCACACCCATGACGGCGTGCAACGCGGCGGCGACAAGACCAACGGGGTGACCTGATGCCAGGCATGAACCGCACGACCGGCCAGCCCCTCGACGGCGTCGATCACATTCGCCAATCCATCGCCGACATCCTGACAACGCCGATCGGCTCCCGCGTCATGCGCCGGGACTACGGCTCTCTGCTGCCCGAACTCATCGACCAGCCGTTGAACGGTGCCACCGCCCTGCGCGCCTACTCGGCCACCGTTGTCGCGCTCATGCGCTGGGAACCGCGGATCCGCGTGAAGCAGATCACGCGCACCGTCTCGACCACCCGCCCTGGTCGGCTCGATCTCAGCATCACCGCACGCCGTACCGACACCGGCGACGACGTCACCCTCGACGTCGCGCTGACGGGGAGCAACTGACATGGCCGGAGGATTCACCGCCGTCGACCTCTCGCGCCTGCCCGCGCCGGCCGTCGTCGAGGAAATCGAGTTCGAAGTCATCTTAGAAGCGATGCTGGCCGACCTGCGCGAGCGCGATCCGAGCTTTGACGTCACCGTCGAATCCGACCCGGCCTACAAGGTGCTACAGGTCGCCGCGTACCGCGAAATGCTGCTGCGCCAGCGCATCAACGAGGCCGCCAAGGGCGTCATGCTGGCCTACGCCATCGGCTCGGATCTCGACCACCTCGGCGCGCTCTACGGCGTCGAGCGCCAGACCCTGACCACCGGTGATCCCGATGCCATACCGCCGGTCGAACCGACGTTCGAAAGCGACGCCGATTTTCGCCGCCGTATCCAGCTCTCACTCGAAGGGTTCAGCACAGCCGGCCCCGAGGGTGCCTATGTGTTTCACGCGCTGTCGGCCGATGGCGCCGTGCTGGATGCCAGCGCGACCAGCCCATCGCCCGGTGAAGTCGTCGTCACCGTGCTCTCACGGAATGACAACGGCAACGCGCCGGCGTCGCTGCTCGAGGTCGTCAACAGAACGCTATCCGCCGAGGATGTTCGACCGCTGACCGACCACGTCACCGTGCAAACCGCCCAGATCATCGAGTACCACATCGACGCGACGCTCTATTTCTACGCCGGGCCGGATCGCGAGGTGGTCATGCGCCAGGCACAAAAGCAGGCCGCGACGTACGCCGAGCAACAGCACCGCCTCGGGCTCGACGTCACGCTCTCCGGCCTCTACGCCGCGCTCCATCAGCCCGGCGTGCAGCGCGTCGAACTCACGTCACCGGGGGCGAGCATCGTTGTCGACCGCACCCAGGCGACCTACTGCTCCGGAATCGATCTGACCGACGGAGGTCTCGATGAGTGATTCAGACGCCCGAGGCCGCGCCGTCAGCCTACTGCCGCCCAACGCCACCGAAGCCGAGCGGGCGCTCGAGGCCACCACCGCCACGGCCAGCGACCTACCGGTACCACTGCGGACGCTCTGGAACCCCGACACCTGCCCCGCGGATCTGCTGCCGTGGCTCGCCTGGGCGATGTCGCTGGATTCCTGGCAGCCGTATTGGCCGGAGCGCATCAAGCGCCAGCGCATCCGCGACGCCATCGAGATCCAGCGCCGCAAGGGCACCGCCAAAAGCGTGCGAGACGTCGTCCGTTCCTTCGGCGGCAGCCTGGCGCTGCGCGAGTGGTGGCAGAAGGCAGACAGGGGCGAGCCCCACACCTTCGAGGTGGTGCTGACGCTCGGCTCGGACGTCCCCAATAACGCCGAGTTTCAACAGGACATCGTCGACGAGATCAGCCGCACCAAGCCGGTCCGCTCGCATTTCACTTTCACCGCCGGGCTGAGTGGAGCCGGCGGGGTCGGCATCGCAGGGGCAGCACGCCCGTTCATCTACCGCCGGCTATCGGCCACCGCTGAATAGAGGATCCCCATGGCCATTGTCTTCACCATCACCGACGCCGGCCGCGCCGCGCTGGTCGACCCCGACAATAACGGCACCAACGCCGTGGTCATCGCCGAGGTCGGGCTGGGATCCGGGCGTTATGCGCCGACGAAGGATCAGACCGAGCTGGAAGCGCCGATCAAGCGCGTGGACACCATCGCCGGCCAGGCGGTCTCCGACGATACGCTTCACGTCACCGTCCAGGACGAAACCGCCGACGCCTACCAGGTCGGCGAGATCGGCCTGTTCACCGATGCCGGCGTGCTGTTCGCGGTCTACTCGCAAAGCGACTGGATCATCGAGAAAGCGGCGCCCGCGACACTGCTGCTCGCCACCGACCTGGTGGTGGAATCGCTCGATGTCTCGAGCATCACCTTCGGCGATGCCGCGTTCCTCAATCCCCCGGCATCCACCACCGTCAAAGGCGTGCTCGAACTCGCCACCCAGGAGGAAGTCGACGCCGGCACCGACAGGCTACGCGCAGTCGTCCCCCGCACGCTGAAAGCGTTCATCGACAGAGTGCTCGCCGCCTACGCCACGGTAAAGCAGCTCACCGATCACGCAGCCAGCCGCGACCACCCCGCCGCCAATACCAACAATCAGGGAATGGTCGAACTCGCGACCTATCAGGAAACCAAGGATGGCGCGGACAACACCCGCGCAGTCACGCCAGCGGCCAATAAAGCCGCGCTGGACCAGCACCGTCAGGAAACCGGCGCCCACGCTGGGGACCGTATCAGCCTGGGGGCCCTGGCTAAGCTCGGCAACCCGAAGACGGTGCAAGCCGCACTCGCCACCTTGGGAACGGCGGCCGTTCGTGACGAAGGCTCGGGCAAAGGGCTGGATGCGGATAAGCTGGATGGGCTGGAATCGGAAAAGTTCATGCGCAGCGATGTCGCGAATGCCGTTTTGTTGCTCGGCAATCGAGAAGCGGGTGATGTGAAAGAAGACGGCGCCGTTATCTTCGATCACAGCCACGGCATTTTCGTTTACATGGATTCGCCGCCTATCGGCACGGAAGGCCCGTACGCTGTCATGACGGCGGCGACAACTCAGGCTGGCAACAACATCGAGATAACCGGCGGCAAAGGCAAAGACAGCATTCCCACGATTTCCGTCAAGCAAGGGTCTGGGTCGGGTCTGGACGCGGACAAACTAGACGGACTCCAGGCAAGCCAGTTCATTCGAAGCGACGCCAAGAGTCAGCTCAAGGGAGAGTTACAAGTCGATTCCGACCAAGGACTTATCATCGTCTACAGAAGCGCCGGTGGGCTGCGTCTATCCGGGTTCGCAAACGGAGAGACTCATTTCATTCATGGCCCCGAAGGCAACGGGGATGACATTTTCAGAATCACCAGGCGTGGAAAAAGAAGCTACGAGATATCAGTCGGTAATGGCGGCGGTTTTTCTGAACTATGGCATGCCAATAACCTTAATCCAATAAAGGTCGGTGCCGCTAACCAAACGGTAGGCGATGGGTTTCATGTAAACGGCAATAAGTTTTACTTCGGCACTGATGGCAACAAAGAGCATAACTTGTTCGATAACGACGGCGCTGGCAACGCCGGCTTACAGTTCGGCATGGACAAGGACAAATCGACAGCCGTCGGCGGCGCTGTCGAGTTCCAAGCGGATATCGACAATAGCGATAATTCCGCGTGGAGGATTAGCCTCGACAGTCGGAAGCGAAACAAGGGAGATTCAATAAATTTCGATCAGGAGCTTTTGGGAAGCCGAAGCGGCCTTCAATGGAACGGCAACAATATCTGGCATGAGGGCGATGCAGCGCGCAGCCGAGGAACCAGCGGATACGTCAAAAATCCCGATGGCACCATCATTCAATGGGGTGAAGTGAACAACCGGTCGGGTGGTAATTCCGGTGGCGCATACGATACATGGAAGATCGGCTTTCCCATCACGTTCCCTAACGCGTGTCGCCAGGTTATCCCATCGTTCGGGAATCTCCAGTTCGGCGGATCATCACGCGCCATGCTTTGTGCCGAGCAGCTTGAGAACAACCGTTTCCAGCTCGCGATCGGTGCGGAACAACCGTACTCGGGACAAACCGTTCGTTACATCGCCGTGGGGTACTGATGATGCATTACAGCGCAACGCAGAACGCGTTCTACCCATCCGAAATGCAGGCCGATTACATCGCTGCCGGCACCTGGCCAGATGATGCCGTCAACGTTGACGACGAGACGTTCCAGATTTTTGGTCTGGGTGAGCCGCCCGCTGGCATGACTCGCGGTAGCGATTCGGCGGGCCAGCCGTGCTGGCAACCGTCCCCAGCAGAACCCATCGGGTCGGTCGCCGCGCGTCAGCGTGCCCTCATCGAATCAGCCCTCTCCGCCACTCTCGCCGCCGGCATGCCCTACACCCTGCCCGACGGCACGGATGACGTGATCCAGACCCGCCCGGACGAAGACGAAGCCAACCTGCTCGGCCTGGCCATCGAAGCGCGAGATCTCCGTGCCGCTGGCGAAACCGGCGCCGTCATGTCACTGCGCGCCAGGTCGAACACCGTCTACGCGCTCACGCCAGAGCAGATGATCGCGCTTACCGACGCCGCGAAAGCGTTCAAGCAGCGGCTGCTGGCCAAGTCGTGGGAGTTGAAGGACGCCGTCAGCGCGGCCATGGAGGCCGGGGATCGAGAAGCCATCGAGACCGTGACGTGGGAGGAGTGACAAAAACCGGCCCAGCCGCCACTGGGCCGGTTAGACGGAGCTTCAGGTCTTGTCTTTCGTCGGGCCCTTGCCATTCGTCTTGCAGGACTCGATGCCGTTGTCACGCGCCGACGCCGAGCTGTACATCTCGCTGGTGCCAATAATCTCGCCGTTCCCGGCCTTCAGCACGAAATAGGGACTGTCGTCCTTGGCGACCTTGCGCTCGTAGCGCGCGTCCTCCTGCGTGTTCTTGCGGCAGGACTCTATCCCGTTCTCCGCGCCGCTCTTCGTCGTATAAACCTGGCTGCTCAGGATCTTCTCGTGATTGCCCGCTTTCAGGTTGAAGTGGTACTTGCCACTGTCGTTCTGGGTCAGTTCGTAGTAACCGGCCATGCTCGACTCCTTGTGTGTCGCATAGGGATCAGCGCGAAGAATTAGCGATCACTCATACTTCCCGCCGAGTTCCACCCATACCCCCTTTAAGTGTCATAGAGCAACACTGTACGGGAGGAGGTAGCCGATAGTTGTACGGGCCGGGTACCGGCTTTGCGACGCCCTCGCCGCCCGTCAGTGCCTGCCGCGGCCAGCCTTCACGGCCACGTGATGAACGGTGCCTTGATCGCCTCGCGCTGTGGGCCGGGGTCGGAGTTGAGTGGGCACGGATCCGCGCAACGAAAAAACCCGCCGAGTGGCGGGCTCTTCTATCGCTCGACATCAAACACATTCTAATGTTTATAGAACCTTGAAGGTCTCGGTATTCAAATCAGGGAGAACGAGCCCATACCTATTGAAATCAGCGAATGCTGCGGGATTAATTTCGCCTCTTGCTTCCGCTTTCTCAAGCAGGGCAGTCAACTCTTCATCACTTCCTTCGGCTTTTATAAAATACTTAACATACTGCGCTTCAGCAGAGTCAAAGAAAGCTGCCACCTCACCATATCCTTTCAAGCTTAGGTGAGTAATTCTAGCAACCTCAAGAAACGGGATACATTGCGGAGCTCGCATTTTAATATTCTCGAAAGCGTGCTTTCTAAGCTCTGTACCCCAGACCATTATCTCCCCATCCACTATAGTTTCCCAAATTGGTGCTTCTTTGGGGCAAGGCTTACCGCCCCAATAATTCCTAGCTATGTCAGTTGCATCCCCACCCTCCCCAATCAGCTTTCGGTAATAATGAAACCAGTTGGAATCAACTCGGACTTCACTGACTGCGCTCACACCAATATCAGTTATAAACTCTTCGCAGAAATGACACCCCCAAGGATCTTCATCCAAAATTCTTACGGCGCTCTCCATATCCTCCAGCACAAAAAAACCACGCATCCTAGATGGCGCGCCAGGACGCTCAGCTTGTCTGACACGTTCAAATACAGACTCAATTTCAAACCGCCGCATATCTTTTAGCAAGAATGCCATCCAGCTAGATACAGCTAACCCCTTTGGCTTAGTTAGCCCCGCGTCAGCTGAATGTATACAGCCAATATAGGTGTTCCACGCACATGCAAAGTTATCGATATTCAGGAATAAAAACCCTTCGAAATTACGCATAGTTGCCGACTCCACATCATCTGAACGATCTAAGATTGTTACCCGCCGTTCTACAACGCCAACTGCTCGCCCCAGCCTACCAGCCCTCACACCATGGATGCCCTGAACTGCCTAAAAAGCCCCGTTCCCTGATCAGGATCCATCATGGCACTCGACCAATACCACCACGGCGTGCGCGTCTCCGAAGTGAACGACGGCACGCGCGTCATTCGCACCATCTCCAGCGCCGTTATCGGTATCGTGGCCACGGCATCCGATGCGGACGCGGCAACGTTCCCGCTCAACCAGCCGGCGCTGGTGACCAACGTGGCCACCGCCATCGGCCAGGCCGGCGACAGCGGCACGTTGAAAGATGCGCTGACCGCCATTGGCTACCAGGCCAAGCCGATCATCGTCGTGGTCCGCGTCGCCGAGGGCGAAGACGAAGCCGACACCAGCGCCAATGTCATCGGCAGTACGCTCGAAAACGGCCAGCGCACCGGCCTGCAGGCGCTGATGACGGCCAAGCAGAAGCTCGGCGTCACGCCCCGGATTATCGGCTGTCCGGACCTCGACACTCAGGAAGTCGCCACCGCCATGGTCTCGGTGCTGCAGTCGCTGCGTGCCTTCGGCTACGTCTACGCCCACGGCTGCGAGACGATCACCGATGCCACGACGTACCGCGACCAGTTCGGCGCGCGGGAGCTGATGGTGATCTGGCCGCAGTTCGAGGCGTTCGACACCGATGGTGCCGAAACCGTCTCGACCAGCCCCGTCGCCGTCGCCCTGGGCATGCGCGCCAAGCTCGATGAAACCGTCGGCTGGCACAAGACCATCTCCAACGTCGTGGTTAACGGCGTGACCGGCATCGATCGCGATGTCTTCTGGGATCTACAGAGCCCGAACACCGACGCCGGCATCCTCAACGCCGCTGACGTCACCACGCTCATCAACCAGTCCGGTTACCGCTTCTGGGGCTCCCGCACCTGCGCCGGCCCGGAATCCCTGTTCCCGTTCGAGAACTACACCCGCACGGCGCAGATCCTCGCCGACACCATCGCCGAGGCGCACCTGTGGGCGGTGGACAAGTCGCTGCACGCCTCGCTGGCCCGCGACATCATCGAAGGTATCAACGCCAAGTTCGCCGAACTCAAGGCCCTGGGGCTGATCGTTGACGGCAACGCCTGGCTGAATGAAGACCTCAACACCGCGGGAAGCCTCAAGGCCGGCAAGCTGCGCATCGATTACGACTACACGCCGGTGCCGCCGCTCGAGGATCTCGGGTTCCAGCAGCGCATCACCGACACCTACCTCGCCGACTTCGCCGATCGCGTCGCCGCGACCGCCTGACAGCCGGCTCGGTACCGGGAATCTTTTAGGAGCATTGACCGATGGCACTCCCCAAGAAACTCAAGGATCTCAACCTGTTCGGCAACGGTGATTCGTACCAGGGCCAGATCCAATCCGTCACGCTGCCCACGCTGACGCGCAAGATCGAAGAATGGCGCGGCGGCGGCATGGACGGCACCGTCGGCATTGATATGGGCATGGATGGCCTGATGACCTGCCAGTGGACCGTCGGCGGCCTCGTCGAAAGCATCTTCGACAACTTCGGCTCGAGCCGGATCGACGCCGATCTGCTGCGCATGACTGGCAGCTACGAACGCGACGACGTCGACGAAGTCGTGGCCGTCGAGGTGGTCATGCGCGGCCGCCACACCGAAATCGACATGGGCGACGCCCAGTCCGGCGAGAACACCGAGCACCAGGTCACCACCACGCTCAGCTATTACAAGCTGGTCATCGACGGCTCGACAAAGATCGAGGTCGATATCCCGAACTATGTCTTCAAGGTCAACGGCGAAGACCGCCTCGCCAAGCGGCGCCAGGCGCTCGGTATCTAGCAGATGCTGCTGCTGGTCCTGATCTGCTGGGTGGCCGTGCTCGAGCGCGAGCGGCCATCCAGTAGCCACCAACCCGGGCGCGTGGGTGCCAATCGACACCGACGAAAATCACCGCCCAAGCCACCGAAAAGGTAACGAGATGACCGAGAAGACCACCACCACCACCGCCACCGTCGAACTCGACACACCGGTCGTACGCGGCGAGACCATCATCGAATCGATCACCCTGCGAAAGCCCACCGCTGGCGAACTGCGCGGCGTCAATCTCGCCGACGTGCTGCAGATGCAGACCGACGCGCTGATCAAGCTGATCCCGCGCCTCTCCAATCCGTCGCTCACCGACCACGAGGCGCGCCAGATGGACCCGGCCGATCTGGTCCAGTGCGGCGGCGAGATCGCCAGTTTTTTGCTCTCGAAGCGGGCACGGGGCGAGACCGCGTAAACCTTCCCGCCTCGGTGGAAGACGCGATGGCGGATCTCGCCATCGTCTTCCACTGGACCCCCACCGACTGCGCGGAATTCACCCTCCGCGAACTGATGGACTGGCGCGAGCGCGCCCGCAAACGCTCATCCTCCGAGGACTCCCATGGCGCGCGATCTCAAACTCCAGGTCATTCTCGACGCCGTCGATAAGGCGACCGGTCCGCTAAGGAAGATCACCCAGGGCAGCGGCAAGACCGCCGACGCCCTGCGCGCCAGCAAGGACGAGCTTCGCAAGCTGGAGCGACAGCAGCGTGACCTCGGCTCCTTCCGGAAACTCCGTGAGGCCACCCGTGAGAACGGCGAAGCTCTCGCCGCCGCGCAGGAACGGCTGCGCCAGATGCGCGGCGAACTCAAGCGCACCGATGCCCCCACCGATAAATTCCAGCGCCATTTCAAGCAGACCAGCGACGAAGTCGACCGCCTGACCGGCAAGCTCGGCGACCAGCGCCGCCGCCTGGGAGAATTGCGCGGCAGTCTTCGCCAGGGCGGCGTCGGTACCGACAACCTCGGGCGCAGCGAAAGCCAGCTCGCCCATCGGATCCGCGAAGCCAACCAGGCCTTTGCCACCCAGAAGGCTCGCATGGGCGAGGTGGCGCGCAAGCAGAAGCAACTCGCCCAGGCCCAGCAGCGCTACCATCGCTCCATCGGCCGCGCCAACAACATGACCGGCGCAGGGTTCACCGCGGCCGCAACCGGTGGCGCCGCGCTCTACGGTGCCGGGCGGCTGCTATCGCCCGGTGTCGAGTACGGCGAGACCATGAGCCGGGTGCAGGCGCTGACCCGGCTGGACAAGGAAGACCCGCGCTTTGCCGCGCTCAAGGAGCAATCCCGCGACCTGGGCGCCAGTACGGCTTTCAGCGCATCCGATGTCGGCCGTGGCCAGGCCTTTCTCGCCATGGCCGGCTTCACCCCGGAATCGATCGGCCAGGCGATTCCGGACATGCTCAACCTGGCGCTGGCCAACAACACCGATCTCGGCCGCACCGCCGATATCAGCTCCAACATTCTGTCGGGCTTCGGGCTCGATCCCGACCAGATGGGACGCGTCGCCGACGTACTGACCGCAACGACCACACGCGCCAACGTCGATCTCGAGATGCTCGGCGACTCGATGAAGTACGTCGCGCCCCAGGCCAAGGCGATGGGCCTTTCGCTCGAGCAGGCCGCAGCCATGGCTGGGCTGCTGGGCAACGTGGGGATCCAGGGCAGCCAGGCCGGCACCACGCTGCGCGCCATGATGACCCGGCTTGCCGCCCCCACCGGTGCTGCTGCCGCCGCGCTCCAGACGCTGGGCGTCAGCGCCAAGGATGCCAAAGGCGACATGCGCGACGTGCCGAAAATCCTTGCCGACGTGGCCAAGGCGACCGAGAACATGGGCAACGCCGATCGCGCCAAATATCTGAAGCAGATCTTCGGTGAGGAACCCGGCGCCGGCATGGCCGAGCTGATCGCCCAGCAAGGCGCCGCCGGCATCGAGAAGTTCGTCGAGATGTACAAGGACGCCACCGGCGAAAGCGCCCGTGTCGCCAGCACCATGGCCGACAACATCGGCGGTGACCTCAAAGGGCTGAAATCGGCGTGGGAAGAAGTCGGCATCTCGATCACCGACACCAACGAGGGCCCGCTGCGAGATCTGATCCAGAACGTGACCGCCATCACTCGCGGCATTGGCAACTGGATCAAGGCCAATCCGGAGCTGGCCGGCGTGCTCGCCCGCGTCGCGGCCGTGCTGGCCGTCGTCGTCGCTGTCGGCGGCGCGCTGACCGTCATGCTGACCTCGATCCTCGGCCCGATTGCCGCCGTGCGCTACGCCCTGACCTTGCTTTCGCTCAATCCGGCATCACTGACCATCATGGCCATCGTCGCCGCAGTAGCCGCGCTCGCCGGCGTCGCGTACCTGGTCTACCGGAACTGGGGATCGATCAGCGGATGGTTTGCCCAGCGCTGGCAAGACGTGAAGACCGCCTTCAATGGCGGGATCGGCAGCATCGCCAAACTGCTGATGGACTGGTCGCCGTTCGGTCTGATCTACCGCGCCATCACCGCCGCGCTCGAAAAGCTCGGCGTCGAGATCCCGGACAAGTTCAAGTCCCTGGGCGGCTTCATCGTGGACGGCCTGATCGGCGGGCTGACGGGCAAGCTCGGCGCACTGAAAGAGAAGGTGTCGGATATCGCCGGCGACGTGAAAGGCTGGTTCGCCGACAAGCTCGGTATTCACTCACCGAGCCGCGTATTCGCTCAGCTCGGCGGCTACACCGTTGACGGCCTCAACGTCGGCCTCGATCGGCAGCGAGACGAGCCGGTGAAGCGCGTCGCCGAGATCGCTAAGCGCGTCAGCCAGGCCGGTGCCGGTATCGCCCTGGGCGCCGCCACCCTGCCCGCTGCAGCCATGCCGACGATCGACGCCAGTGCCGAGCCGATCCGCTTCGACACGCGACCGCCGATCAATACCGGTGGTGGCCAGCAGCACATCGACAACAGCATTCAGCTCGGCGATATCAATGTCACCGCGAGTCCAGGGATGGATGAGAGAGCGTTGGCTCAGTACGTGGCGCGTGAGGTTCAGCGGGCGCTCGAGCAGGCGCAGCGCGAGCAGGCGGCGCGGGGGCGTTCTTCGATGTGGGATAGGAAGTAGCTTCACCTTCGCCCTCAAAGATATGAGCTCTTGAAGTCATCACCAATGTCAAAGCGGAAAGAATGAATCCCCAGAGCCAAAGCACCGGGAGCACAATAGTAACTGCCCCTGGGAGCTGCGGAACTGTCGGGTCGGTTTGGGCGGGAGAGATCACGATGAACATCAAGCAAATCAGAGAAATGACGTAGGACCCAACGCTGGTAGATGGCCATCGCCGATTGCTTGCGTGAATGATCTTGATACTGCCCACGATCCCGCTCGCCAGCATTAGTGGGCCAATCAATCCCGCTTTCTGCTGAATGACATCAAAAAGCCCTGATGTTCCCCAAAGTCGCCAATAACCAAACCAGCATGCGTAAGCGAGAACCGAAACCACAGTGATAAATAGCAGTGGTTTCCCCCCTTGAGCGACAACCTCTGATCTCTTGCGAGGAGAATTCATATGCTAATGGCCCTTGGAATGTTCGTGTTCGAGACGCGATCGGTACCTTACCAGCAACTCCAACGCGCCACCGAGTGGCGCCATTCGTCACAGTCACGCGTTGGGGATCGACCGGCATACCAGTTTATCGGCCCGGGTGCGGATACCATTACCCTGACCGGCACCCTACTGCCCGAATTCACCGGCGGCCGGCTGGATCTGGACGACATCCGCGACATGGCCGACCAAGGCAAGGCCTGGCCGCTGGTCGAGGGCACCGGTAGGCAGTACGGATTGTGGGTCATCACCAAGGTCGACGAGACTTCAAGCGAGCTGTTCCGCGACGGCGCCGCCGGCAAGATCGAATTCACGCTCTCGCTCGAGCACGTCGACGATGATCGAACCGACCTGCTCGGCGATCTCAGCACCTCATCGCTCGCCCGCCTCGCCGGGGCCTACGCATGAGCGCCGCCAACGGCTACCACCGCCCGGGCTATCGCATCACGTTGAACGGCCAGGACATCACGCCGCGCATCAACGGCCGGCTGATCAACCTGCGCATCACCAGCCAGCGCGGTGGTGAAGCGGATCAGCTCGATCTCAGCCTGACTGACCATGACGGCCGCCTGGCGCTGCCACCCCACGGCGCCCCGCTGAGCGTGGCCATCGGCTGGCAGGACGAGGGTCTGGTCGATCGCGGCGTGTTCATCGTCGACGAGGTCGAACACAGCGGTTCACCGGATCGCGTGACCATCCGCGCCCGAGCCGCCGACATGCGCAACCTTCTGCCCGGCAAGCGCTCACAGTCCTGGCACGGCGTTACCATCGCAGACATCATCGAGACCATCGCCAAGCGCCACGACCTCACTCCGGTCATCGGCGATACGCTCGCCGGCATCCGCGTTGGCCACATCGACCAGACCGACGAGTCCGACCTCAATTTCATCACCCGCCTGGGCCAGCGGTTCGACGCCATCGCCGCGGTGAAATCCGAACGCATGCTGTTCACGCTCGCCGGCGAGGCGCTCACGGCCAGCGGCCTCGCCCTGCCCCGCGTCTCGCTCACCCGCCGAGATGGGGACCAGCACCGCTACAGCCGCACCGATCGCGACAGCTACACCGGCGTCCGCGCCTATTGGAACGACACGGCCGGCAGCCAGCGCCAGGCCGCCATCGCCGGCACCGCCGACAAGCTCAAGGACCTGCGCGACACCTTCGCCAACGAAGGCGACGCCCTCGACGCCGCCAAGGCCGAGCTCCGGCGAATCCAGCGCGGCAAAGCCACGTTCGAACTGACCCTGGCCCACGGCCGTGCCGACCTTACGCCGGAAACGCCACTCACCCTCACCGGCTGGAAAGCCGACATCGACGACGCCGACTGGCTTGCCACCGACGTCGAAGACAGCCTCGACTACAGCGGTTACATCTCCCGCATACGATGTGAGATAGAGCAACCAGCTCAACGCTGACGAGCATCTCAACGTGTTGTGCAAGCGCATTTTGCCATATATGGTATTGGTTGGCGCATCAGACACAACATGGTGTGCATCGTTCTAACGCCGATACTGGTGTGAGGTGAGCGTAATGACTAGGAAAGAACATCATGTCGTCCCAAACCCTAATGGCGGCTGGGATGTAAAGCGAGACGGGGCGAAGCGGGCCAGCGGCCATTTCGCTACCAAAGACGAGGCCATGGACTACGGTCGGGGGGTCAGCCGCAACCAAGGTACGGAATTCATACCTCATCGCAAGGATGGGAGGATTCAGAACCCCGACAGCCACGGCAGAGATCCCAACCCGCCCAAAGACAAAAACTGAGACTTCTCATCAGGCCCCTGTGAAGGGGTCTGATGCTTTATCCACTATCTCCCCCTACAATCCGCGCCTGCTGAATATGGAGCCCGGCATGCGCTTTATCATCACTTTGCTAGTACTTGTCACCTTCCCCGCGCTCGGGGCGCCTCCCACCTCCTTTTCCGCCGCTAAGCGGATCGCCCAGAACCAGGTCTACTACGATCAGGACCAGACGTTCTACTGCGGTTGCGAGTTTGATTTCGATGCAGGGCCGAATCTCGCGAGTTGCGGCTACGAGATCCGCAAACAGCCCAAGCGCGCCGCGCGGATCGAGTGGGAGCACGTCATGCCCGCTTATGATTTCGGTCGACAGCGCCAGTGCTGGCAGGACGGCGGGCGGCGTAACTGCCGCGCCAACGATCCCGTGTTCCGGCAGGCCGAGGCGGATCTGGTGAATCTCGTGCCATCGGTTGGCGAGGTGAACGGTGATCGCTCCAACATGCGTTACGGGATGATCGCCAGCGGCGACGCTTACCAGTATGGCCAGTGCCAAGCAAAGGTCAGTTTCCCCGAGCGCACCTTCGAGCCGCCGGCGGACGTGCGCGGTGACGTCGCGCGCACCTACTGGTACATGCGCGACACCTACAGCATCCAGGTCAGCCGGCAGCAACAACAGCTGTTTCAGGCGTGGGCCAACTCCGATCCGGTGAGCGACTGGGAGCGGGAGCGAAACCGGCGTATCGCCGCGATCCAAGGCAGCGGCAACCCTTATGTCGACAAAACAGCGCCGACGATCCAACAGGTGGCCGAGCCCCCGCGCCCGGAGTCACTTCAGTCAGCGAGCGACGAAGATTTAAGCTGCGCGACGCGCAATACCTGCGGGCAGATGCGGTCCTGCGCCGAGGCGCGGTTTCACCTTGAGCAGTGCGGCAATGGTAGGCTGGACGGCAACAACGACGGCACGCCGTGCGAAGCTATCTGCAAGTACTAGCCATACATTAATGTTGCGGAGATACTTTAAGTGAAAAAACCTATAGACCAAAAACCGCCCTCAACCAACGTTGCATATCTTCAAAAGTCTTTGGGAGAAACGGTTATATTATTCCAAACCATCGATGTAAATATTGGGCGTATCATATTCAGCTGCATGACATCGAGTTTTCGCCAAATAGAAATAATACTTAGCGAAATATCATTCCGCACGAAAATAGATATTATGGGCTCTCTATTAAAATTTTTGCACACAGATAGCGATACCTTTAGTGACGGAACGCCAGTTCTCGTCACTCTAAAAGAACTGATTAAGGAGTGTGAAGAATGCGAGCGCTTCAGAAACACCATGCTTCATACTTTTTGGGTTACAGAATTCAGAAAAGCTCCTGATCTTGTGCTAGGCATGAAAAGCAAAGCCAAGCACAAACAGGGCTACCGATACTCAGTCACTGATGTTTCAGAAAACTCTTTGGAGCTTGAAATTGAAAAGCTAAAAAATCTCAACGAGAAGCTAAGTAGTTTTAGAGAAAAGCTAGCTTACCAATTCGAAAGAATGCACGGAATTTTAGGTTTAGAAAGTATTATAAAACATAACGAGGTCAACGCTTTTATTCAAGATAGCTTTATTCAAAGAAGCCAGAATAAATAGATTCCACATACTGCCGCGCTTGGCTGACCACGACGCCCAGCAGGATCTCCTCTCGCGCAAAGAGTGACTTCCGGCCGTATAGCGGAGCCAACCGCACCCGGCCGCCGATGCGCCAGGCTCTCGCCAGCAGGTGCTCCCCCTCTACCTTCGCGACGGTGAGATCCTCGTTGTCGATCATAGAACTTTCATCTTCGATACGCTGTAGCATTGACCGGCTGGAAATCCGACATCGACGGCGCCGGCTGGCTGATTACGGAGGTCGAGGACTCTCTCGAGGAAAACGCCTAAGGAACGTGAGTTCAGTTGCTCGACACGAAAGGCCAGCTTACAGATGCACTCCTGCGCCGAGACACGCAACCACCTCACTCAGGGCAGTAAAGGCCGGTTGGATGGCGACAATGATGGCACTCTGTGCGAAGCTGTCTGTAACAGCTAGTCACACCGACCCAAATTGCGACACAATCGTTGTCTAAAAAGGTTAAAGATGAAGAACCTTAAAGACTTTAAGTACGAACAATCATTTGGATTCGCCGACATCATAAGAACGCAAATAAAAACAGGCGACGGCCCATTTGACACCCATCACTTCTTCAATAACATGGGTGATGTTTTTTTAAACAAAGCTTTAAAACCAAATAAGAAAACACTACTTCACGAGTTTATTGAAGAGAGCATTTTTCAGCAAGTTGAAGCAGCCGCAAAAATGGATTTTGAAGCATTTCGCCCTGAGCTTATTGAGTTAATCGCTTGTCACCAAGAAGGCTCAAATATAACCACACCTATACAAGATACTAATCCGGAAAACTATAGCAGAGACTACCTTATGGGTGCTTTTGAAAACCAAGCCCTTAAGTCTCTCACAAAAGAAGTTTTTAATTTGCTCTTTAGCGACCGCAGAATTATGCAGGAATTTAATTCTGCAGCTGCCGAAAAAATATTAAAAATGAAAAAAGAGCACTATCCGAATTATTTACAAAAAGACGGCATGATGATTAGATACTCGCGATGGCCGGGTTGGCTTAGGAGAGGATTAGGTTTTAGAGATAAAATGAGATGCGTCGAATGTCACGCTGACCTCAGCCAAAGTTTAACAACCAACTCGAGAGATGCAATCGACCATGTAGTGCCTCTAGCTAAAGGAGGCATTAACGATCCAACTAATTTACAGATACTGTGTAATAGCTGTAACAGCAAAAAAGGGGGCGTAAATTCAAGCACTACAGGATCGAACGATCTTTACTGGGATTATTAATCATTGTTTCACGCACTCTTAAACCACATACCGCCGCGCCTGGCTGACCACCACGCCCAGCAGCATTTCCTCCCGCGCGAAGAGAGACTCCCGCCCCTGCAGCGGTATCAGCCGCACCCGGCCGCCAATGCGCCAGGCTCTCGCCAGCAGATGCTCCCCCTCTACCTTCGCGACGGTGAGATCCTCGTGCCCGATCATCCGGCTTTCGTCCGCGATCAGCACGTCGCCCTCGATCAGCGGGCCATCGACGCCGGCGCCCTCCTTCAGCTCCACGGCGAAGCAACTCGGCGGAAAGCTCCCCAGGTCGTAGCCCATCAACGCTGGATGCCCCAGCCCCATCATCAGTGGTCCCAAGTACTGAACCTGCATCGTTTCCCCACGTATGCATTTTTTTCATGATCGTCAGGAGCCGCGCCGTTGCCCGCCCCGTGCCGTTATCGTCCACCGGGCCCCCAAAGAATCATTTGCCCGGGGCTCGCCTTCCGTTAAATACTGTATACCCATACAGCGCTTTAAAGGAAGGCGGATGCACCATGTCCAACGTCAAACTGATCGGCCCCATGCGGCCGGACTGCACGCGGCTTGAGATCCCATACCCGGACGTGCTCGCTCGCTGCGGCATTGCCGGGTTCGCCAGCCCCGCCGAGGATTACGCCGGTCGCGCGCTCGATCTGAACGAAAAGTTTGTGAAGCACAAGGCCGCGACGTTCCTGTTCCAGGCCGTGGGCGACTCCATGGAGGAGTACCGCATCCAGGAAGGCGACTACCTGATCGTCGATCGCTCCATCACGGCCCGCGCCGGGCATATCGTACTGGCCCTGGTGGAAGGCGAATTCACGGTCAAGAAATGGATCGAGCGAGGGCAATGGCAACTGCTCTGCTCCGGCGGCAACCGGTACCCGCCGATTCCGCTGAACGGCGTCGAGTCGCAGATCTGGGGCGTCGTGCGCTCGAACCACATCGAGTTCCCCGTATGATCGCGATCGTCGATTGCAACTCGTTCTACGTCAGTTGCGAACGGCTGTTCAAACCGCACCTGAACGGGCAACCCGTCGGCGTCATGAGCAACAACGACGGCTGCGTCATCGCCCTCAGCAACGAGCTGAAAGCGCTTGGCGTAAAGATGGGCACCCCGGCCCACTACCTGAAGGAACAGGTCGCCCGCGACGAGATCACCCTATTCTCGAGCAACTACGAGCTCTATGGCGATATCAGCAGCCGCGTCCAGGCGGTCCTCGAAGAATTCAGCGCCGGCATCGATCCCTACTCCATCGACGAGTGCTGGGTGAATTTCGACGGCTTCGCCCCCGGCCAGCTCGAGGACCACGCCCGCGAACTCCGCCGCCAAGTGAAGCAATACACCGGCATCCCCGTGTCGATCGGCGTCGCTCCCACGCGCACCCTAGCCAAAGTGGCCAACCGCGCCGCCAAGAAAGTCGCCGGGTTTGATGGCGTCTGCGTGCTCTACCCCGACAGCCCCCAGACAAAGGGCCTGCTCCAGCGCTTCGAGCTGGGCGACGTCTGGGGCGTCGGCCGCCGCTTGGCCGAGAAGCTCGGCAACCTGGGCATCAACACCGCTTGGGATCTGCGCAACCAGAACGCCAAGGAGATCCGTCGGCGCTTCTCCGTCACGCTCGAACGCACCGTGCTCGAGCTACAGGAAGTCGACGCCATCGAGATGATGGGAATGGACTTCGCGCGCGAGCGCATCATGACCAGCCGATCGTTCGGCCGGCTCACCAACGACAAGGGCGAGATCCGCGAAGCGATCCGACAGCACGCCCAGCGCAGCGCCGAGAAGCTGCGCAAGCAAGGCTCACTCTGCCGGGCCGTGCTCGTCTTCCTGCGCACCAACCCCCACCGGCAGGATCTCGCCCAGCACAACCCCAGCATGATCATCGAACTGGACAACCCCACCGACGACAGCCGCGAGATCGTTACCGCCGCCATCCAGGTACTCGAACGTCTACACGCGCCGAACAAGCGCTACATGAAAGGCGGCGTGATGCTGATGGAGATCTGCGACCGTGGCACTGAGCAGCTCTCACTTCTGGGCACGCAGCAAAGCGACGCCGAGCGTCAGCGCAGCGAAAAGCTCATGGGCGTGATGGACGAACTGAATCAGAGAATGGGGCGCGGCACCGTCAGGATCGGCACACCCAGTGCCGGCGCGGCCTGGCACCTGCGCTGCGCGCATCGGTCGCCGCGATATACGACGAGGTGGGAAGAAATTGCAATTGCACGTACTTGAATCATGACATTATTATTAACACGGATTTAAGAAAGTCACTCATCACACCTAATGACACGTACAGACAACATACACATGCAATGAATTCGGTAGTCACATATAAGCCGATAGATATTAAAAACCAATTAAACAGAGGTGGAAATGGATTCGTATCCAGATTTGGAAAGAGATTGGGAGTCAGAGGTTCTTAATAGAGCAGGTAATGTGTACAGTGCAGCAGGTGTAAACAAACTCCTGGTGGCAACCTGTCACTACAATGAATCAGCATCACTGACTAAAGATATAAGCAATGAATACCTAGCATTGAGTAAGGTAAGCAGCACTTGCTTTTACTACACAGACAGCGAAATGCAAGCTAAAGGTGCTAGGATTGACGGAGTGGACCAATTCTGCACTCAGTTGACGGGCAGCTTCGAGACAAAATCCGACATTACACTAGAAAAATTAAATCAAATTGCAGAAGCTTGTGTTGCAAAAGCTATTCTTTTCGAGAAAAATCTTAACCATTATCTAACCGAAGAAGGAAGGGGTATTCTAAATAAAGCAAACAAGGCTAGAGCATCGTCAAACCAAAAAAACAAAGAAGATCGAAAGTTAGAAGTACTGGCATACCTTAAGGTCATATTTGTTCTTGTAAGCGCAGTGGAAGACATCAAACGTTTGCATGAAGCACACATGCCATTCATTCCGCATTGGAGGCCTTTGCTTTCAACGAGAAAAATAAAATTCGCGACGGGCGAATACGATCGAAGAAAAATCGCTCAAATCTATAAAAAAGAACTTGGGTACGAGACAGACTTCAAGGACGGATTTTACGAAAAAAAACCAACATCATTTGAATTGCTAACCTTATGGCTGGAAAAACATCTAGTCGAAAAATCGTCCATGGCCGGAATGTCAAAACAAATAAAAAACGACGGATCTCAACTAGAACAAAATATTTTATCGCTATACAAAAAACTAGGCTATGCTGTATCAGAGACACCGACCAGTGGTGATTTCGGTATAGATATAATAGCCGAATCAAGTGCAATAAAAATTGGAATTCAGTGCAAGGACTACCAAAAAGAAGTCGGTGTAGATGCAATCATGCAAGCCCACTCCGGTGCCAAATACTACGACTGCGATCACGCTATCGTGATTGCGAAAAATGGTTTCACCAAGGCTGCCCAAGAAATGGGTACGAAGCTCAACATAGAGCTGTTGATACCCGAATAGCGTAAAAATCAAACAAGTAACCAAGTGGGAGGATTGAATCTAAAGTAGGTAAGCATCATTCATGCTTTTAACCCGCTGCGAAGGAAGCTAGTTCACCAAAGCCCTAACCTAAAGCGACGATTACTATCACACTGGAGTCAAATACACTTCGCCTATATCCCCCTCGCCCGGCTTATTCACGCGGGTCGAGACGGCCCAATGCGTGAACGCCTCTGCCGGCACGTGCTTCACGAATCGGCGGATGGTCTCGCGATCGGTCAGCGCCGGGTCGAGCCAGGGCTCGATACTCTCGTCGGTGAGGATCAAAGGCATGCGGTCGTGAACGTCCACCGCTGAGCCGCGGGCGGGTTCGGTCAGTATCGCGACGCCCGGCTTGCCATCGACGCGCTCGGTCCAGATGCCGGCGAAGAAGAACGGCTCCCGATCCTCTCGGCACAGAAAGTGCGGCTGCTTCGGTTTGGTACCGGGCAGCCACTCGAACCAGCCATCGGCCGGGATCAGGCACCGGTGGCGCTGAAACGCCGCCTGGTAGAAATTGGAGGTGGCCACCGTCTCGACACGGGCATTGATCGGCTGCGGCGCCGTCTCCCCTGCCCATTTCGGCTTGTAGCCCCACCACACGCTATCGAACGTCAGCTGCGGGTCATCCGCCTGCCGACGAATCGACGAGATCCATGTACCCGGCGCCACGTTGTAGCGCGGCGTCGGCGGCTCATCGACGCGAAGCTCACCAATACGGTGAGCGAATCGCTGGTAGGTGCTATAGAGAGAGAAGCGGCTACACATCAATCAACCCAAACATCTAAATAGTGGCCAAGAACTGCTCAAACTCAGTTTTGAGGCGCTCACTTGGAATGGAATATACGTTTAATCTTGACCTTTCCACTCCTCGTTGTCGAAGAGCAGCAGTAAACTTTTCGTTTATCACGCCTAAAAACTTTTTCCCATAAATAAAGTCTTCTTGAATTCCATCATTCTCGTCCCAAAGATCCCGTGTGGTAGGTGAACCGCCATCGGGCCAATATTTTTTTACAGCATCTCTTCGTTTCTCACGAAACTTGCCATATAGAGCTGTGTGGTTATCAGCAAGAAGCTCACGCACTATTCCGCGACTAAGCTCAGGCTCAACCTCATAAACGGCACTTAAATGCTCGGGAGTGCAATAATAAGATTCAATATCACAAAGACGGGGACAGAATATTGCCATACCCCTATTTTCGAATGGCTCAGCCCAAGCATGCAATTCGTCTTCGACAAGAAAATCTCTATCCCTATGTATTATTAACCGGGGCTTGTTATTAAGAAGCTCCGCCATTCGTTCGATTATTATTGACGAGGAGGCATTAGCGATACCATTATACGATATTGTTTTTATGGAGCTACCCGGAATAGCATTACTGATACTGTCGCCGAGAGGTTTGGCACCTTTGTCTTCAGTACAAACCAACACATCTGCCCCATTTGCATCGATTTGATCAAGGGCACCGAGATCCATTAAAATCGATGCAAGTTCCGTATTTTCCTGAGCTTCTGGAGATCCATCCTTCATCCAAACCAGTTTCGATTCAGGAGAGCAAGAACTGATCAAATGTCGACTATGGGTAGAAATTAAAATCTTGCAACCGTAATTTTCAGCAATTGCCTTAAACACACTATCAAGTTGCGATTGCTTTGATGGGTGAAGGTGGCTATCAGGCTCATCAATCAAAAGCAACTTAGGTTCAAACAAAATAACATAGGCAATTATTTGCGTGATCTGGATCGCCCCAGTGCCAGCCAGGTCCACTGGGATGAAACCTGCACCCAAGTTCACTTTAACATCTACATACAGGTCTCTATCTTCATTAAAAGTTACTTTGTATTCACACTCCCCCAATATACTAGCCAAGACTAGATGTAGCTCATCCAACTTATTTTTTTCTTTTAGCAATCTCAATATATTACGAAAAACCAAATTAGCCTCACCACCTGCCGCCTTCTTCATTACAGAGGCATAACTTAGCATCTCTTCATGATGAGGAATTCCAGAAAGACCGGGGACGTATACACTGAAAAGTTTTTGGGTGTCGCATATATTGACGCCAAAGTTAATAGCAACACCTCTACGGTCGACGCCTACATTATGGTAATTTCTGGCTTTATAAATCTCGATAGTATAACTTGCCGAATTTTGATCTGAGGTTTCTCCAAAGAAGACAACTTTACCTCTAGACCCCTTTTCTCTATTATTTTCATATGGTCTAGAGTTACCTAAAAACTGAAAATCACCAGTAGGTACATATTGCAAGCTAGATTCCGCTATTGCAGCTTGCTTTGTTTCCAAAGATTTTCTGCCACACATGACCGCCATGTGTATCGCTTGGAGAAAGCTACTTTTACCCGAGTTATTACCTCCAACCAAATATGTAATATCACCCAGCGCCACCCGAGCACTCGTTATCCTTTTAAAGTTTGCAACTTGTATCTCGAAGAGTTTCATGATTTACCGCCCAATAGCTCTGGATAAAAAACATGGGCATCAACAGCACAAAAGTATGTAAAAATCACTTGCGACCTCGCGTACTCGGGTCTTCGCCCGATAATCAGTTTATGGTTTGTCGTTTCGCTGCAGATCCATAAATCTGTTTTTATGTAAATACAGATGGCGGGTCAAAAAACCCTGCCCACCTTCCGCCATGCCTGGCCGATGATCTCCACCCCGCCAAGATCCTCCGGCTTGATCAGTTCCCGCTCGTAGGCCGGGTTATCGCTAATCAGTACCCACGCCCCGCCGGCGACGCGCTGCACGCGCTTGAGCCGTAACTCGCCGTCCATACGCAGCAGGAACACGCCATCCGGGGTGCGCTGGGCGCGGTTGACCAGCACCTGCTCGCGGTCGCGAATCGTGTCGCCCATGGAATCGCCGCGCGCGGTCACGCCGACGACCTGGGCAGGATCCACGCCCTCAGCCTCGAAAAGCTCCACCGGCAGGTAAAACGTCGACTGGATCGTCTCGGCATCGAAGAGGCGTCCCGCCCCCGCTGCCGCCTCGATGTCGTACATCGGCACGGGAAGAGCATTCTCGAAGCCCACCATTTCCAGCGATTCCGAATCGGCGCCTCCAGTCCGACGTCCGGTCAGTACGTAGTAGGTGTCGACCCCAACCGCATCGAGCGCCAAAAGGTATCCGGTATCAGGATTGCGGTTGTTCTTCTCGTAGTTGATCTGAGTGGTTTTGCCCACTCCACCGATCTCAGCCAAGGCCGTCTGAGTCATTCCCAGACGCTCGCGCTCTTTTCTCAGGCGCTCACCAACATTCATTTTTTTGGACCTCGACATTGACTGGTTCAATTTTTTGAACCATGATCCGATTCACAGTCTTTAAGCCGCCAAGGAAGTCACTGCCATGACTACCCCGACAGAAGCCCAAGGAACCCAACTCGGCCCGGTCCAGCGCAAGGCAGCAGAGCAGGCATTCCTAGAAGCGATGGCCTCAACCGCGCCTAAATTCGTTAACTCGAACACGTTGGACGAGTACGCCACCGAGCTGGCTGAAGCGTTGGTTAAAGGACTGAATCGGATTGACCAGTCTTCAGCCCCCGGTAGTGCTCAGTGAGCCGCTTATGCGCGGCAACGACCGCCTCGGCTAGACGCTCGCCGTCCTCCTTACTCGTCGCTGGTTTGCCGTTAACGGAGGCAAAGGCACCACTGCCGCAGAGTTCAAGAACGATGTCGTGCGCGGCTTGCTCGGGGTAACTCCTCGGATTCGTCGAATGCTCGCTCATCACTGCCTCGCTATTTAGTCAGTCTTTCAAAGTCTTTAGGAGCTTATCACATGACCCAAACCCGTCGCCGCCAATCCCCCCATGGTTGTAACTGCCCAATCATGACGATCGTGACCAAGGAAGAACGCGCCAAGGTCGAGGCGCTCGCCGAGCGTGATCTGCGCTCGCTTTCCGGCACCGTGCGCATGCTGATGCTCAAGGGGCTGGAACAAGAACAAGCCCCCGAAGCCGTCCACTGACCGAAAAGGAGATTCGCCATGTATCAAGACAACCGTCGCCGCAGGAACAACCGGATCGGCATCAACCTCGACGAGTACGAGGACGGCCTGATCGAAGCACTGGCCGCGTACACCGGCGTCGAGAAAGCGGCACTGGTACGCGAAATGGTCATGCGGAGTGCGATGGACATGCTGGGCGTCTCCAGTCAGCAGGAATTCGATGCCATCAGCATGACGGAGTTCCAGCCGATTGCGAGGCTCCATTGAGGAACATCGGGAGACCCTTTCAGGACCTCACGAGGTACCCATGAAGAGACGATACGCAGAGATGTTCGCGAGTGAGGATGACCGCCGAGTACTCGAGGCCATTCGCCAACAACAGGGGCTCGAGACGCTGGAGGACGCCGCCGAGGTCGCGTTGCGCAGCGGGCTCAGAAAAGGCGTGGCGAAGATCGCCATACCCCGTGGGCCGCGCCTGGTGAGCCAACGCTCATGACTCACCGCCGCAAATGTGAGGTATGCGGTAGCCCGACTCGCCGCGTACCCAGCGACCTACCCGAAGAAAAGGGCGACGTTTACTACGACAAATGCACCGCACCACGCTGCACGTGGATCGGTCAGGGCATAGCGAGGTTAACGGAACGTGTGGACGTGCAAAGCCTGCAACTCACGCTGCCGGATCCGGACGAGTAAGAGCGACCACAAGCGATTCACGGTTGTGTACGCGAACTGCCTCAATCCGCAGTGCGGCGCACGCTGGAAAGGCTACTACCAGATCAAGTCTGGAACGGAAGTACCAATCGCACCGCGTCCACGCGGACCGGAAGACGAGAACGATTTTCCCTATCAGCTCAACGCCCCGCCGGGTAGAGCCGGGCAAGTACCCAACCAGAGGTAAACACCATGACCATCGCAACCGCTCCCGCTGGCTTCAAAGCCGGCCGGGCCCCTCAGCTCGACTCTGAAAACGCTGCCATCGGCTATTTGCTACGCCATTGCCGTGATCTGGAACGTGCCGAAGCCATTGAGCACTGCGCCGTTTTCCTGATGAGCGAGCACGCCATGACGGAAGCCCGCGCCGAGATCGTCGCGATTCAAACCTTCGCTGAGTTGGAGTCGCTCAACCAGGTCGCCTGGATCGATACCGGCGCCACCACGCCCAGCGTCGTGGTGCTGCGGACTGCCGGCGGCGCGCCGGTGGCGTTCACCGTCGGCGATCTGCTCGCCGCCCGTGAGCTGGCCCGCGACCGGGGCACTCTACGCACCGTCAACCAGCGTCCACTCCAGTAAGCGGGAGGCAACCATGACTGCGACCCAACACGTCACCACCACCCAATCGCATCTGTCGGTCGTTCAGCCGGACGGCCGTGCCGGCTTCGGCGAACTGCGCGCCGAGCTGCACGCCCGCAGCGCCGACCGTGACCTCGTCGCGCTCTGGTCGCGCCTGAAATACGCCGAGCGCCGTGCGGTGATCGCCAGTGCCGGTATGCAGCCCCAGGACACCACGCGCGACATCGGCCGCATGAGCCAGACCGAGCGCAACGCCATTCGCGCCGCCATCGGGCGCATGAGCCGCTACGCCCAGACCCTCAACGACCAGCTCGGTACCGATCGGCACGACCACCCCAGCCGGGCGCTGGCCGCCATGGCCCGCCGCGCGCTGGACGCCGGCGACAGCCGCGGCGCCAAGCACTGGCTGGAACTGATCGAGCGAGGCGCGAAGTGAGCGCGCTCGAGCAATCACGCCAGTTCGGCACACCGGATTGCCTCAAGTGGCGTCAGGCCTTCTTCGATCGCCTGCCGTCACTGGCCGAGGATCTGGCCGCCGGGTTCGTCCACGTCGCCAGCCGCCACGGCAATGCGGCAGGCAACACTTGGCTTCGTCGGCATGAGAACCGCTTCATTGACCCGGAGCGCGTATTCCATCGCTTCGAGCTGCTCGCCAACGACCTTCGCCGAGCGTTTGTCGAGATCCGCCGTCAGGGTTCAAGCACGACAGGCCTATTGGCCGCGTGCGACTGGCTGGCCGATGTCGAGAAGCGCTTGATGGTAGGCACGCTCAACACGACCCAGGACGATGATGCGCTGTGCGACTACGCCAGGGCCCAGGCGGTCGGCGTCGAGGATGTGCGCAACAAGTTGATCGGCAGCATTGCGAGCCATAACCGACGCCTGCGTCTCGGTCTACTGGCCCCTCCCCGCCGGCTACGGGGGATCGAGGGTCAATCTACCTCGGCTCGCGCGCGTCATGTCGCCCGGATGATCGCGGCATCACGCAACGCCCTGACGCCGCTGGCGCCGAGTGTGCCGTTGATGGCCGTTTTTCAGTGGGAACGCGCCCCGGTGATGAGCATCGCCGTGGCCGACGAGATGGCATTGACACAAGCGCGGGACCGAGCACGCCGCCACAGCATCACCCCGCCAAGCCCCAAGATGAAGCGGGCCGAACAGTTGGCCAGGCTGGGCTGCGAGAAGTGGTGGCGCCGGCAGTTACGCCGAATCGCCGGCCGCCGCATCGAGCAGGTCATGCGCGGGGCCCGCCGTGTCCACAAGCGGGCGGGCATCTACTGCAGCAATTTGACGATCACCCGTCGACGCTCGCAGAAGATCCGCACCCGTTCCTTGCTGGAGATGTTCGAGGCGATCAACCAGGACGGCCAGACCTATACGCTCGCCGAACTGGCAGAACTAGGGCTGGCGAACCCGGATCACCGCCGCGCGGAACTGATGTTGAGAATCAGTGATACCGAAGCCGAGGCCAATCGCCTCGGGCATGTCGGGCTGTTCTACACCATCACCACGCCGTCGCGTTTCCATCCGGTAATGGAGCACAGCTCACGACGCAATCCGAAGTACGACGGCAGCACCCCGCGCGAGGCGCAACATCACCTGCAGAAGCTCTGGGCCCAAGCCCGCGCGTCACTCGCTCGCGATGGGCTGGCGATCTACGGCATACGTGTCGTCGAGCCACACCACGATGGCACCCCACACTGGCACCTACTCGTCTGGGCGAAGCCGGACCATGTCGAGGCCGTCACCGAGACGCTACGCAGCTACGCCGAAGCGGAATCGCCGAATGAGCTGTTCGACCGCTTCGGCCAGAGGACCACGGCGCGATTCAAGCTCGAGATCATCGATCGCGAGAAAGGCACCGCCGCTGGCTATATCGCCAAATACATCTCCAAAAACATCAACGGCCAGCAGTTCGCCCGCGATGGCGTCGAAGGCGACCACCTCGACAACTATGGCCACGACCTCGCCGACGTGGCGCCGCGAATTGAGTCGTGGGCCGCGTGCTGGGGCATTCGTCAGTTCCAGTTCCTCGGCCTGCCCAGTGTCACCGTCTGGCGCGAAGTCCGCCGGCTGACCGAACAGCAGCAGGACGAGCTGCAGGCGTGGGAAGACGCCACCCAGCCGCGCGCCTCCATCGCGCGGGTTCTGCACCAGATCCGTGATGCCGCACTGGGCGGCCATTGGGATCAGTTCGTCCGCCTGATGGGCGGCCCGAACACGCCCCGCAAGGATCAACCGATCAAGCCCTGGTCGATCCCCGCCTTCCGAACCGGTGCCGTCGATGACGAGTTCAGCCACGCCACCGGCGAGGTGACCAAGAGCATCGTCGAGCGCGGCCGCTACGGCGACGAGATCAAGGTGCCCAAGGGCTTGGTGGTGAAGGACCACAAGGGCCGCACCGCCGAATACCTCACCCGCCTGTATCGCTGGGACGTTCGGCCCAAGCGCGGGTTTTCAGGGGTTGGGGGTTCCGATCGCGGCGAAGCCGGATCGGCTTGGACTTGTGTCACTAACTGTACGGACCCCGGCACGGGGGCCGGCCAAAGCCTTGTTCCCAGGGGGCTTCTGACCCCGAAAGAACTCACCCCGGAGGAGTTGGAGGCCCAACTCCAACGCTATCGAGCGTGGCGCGCCAGCGAAAACGTCAGGCAGGAGATGGAAGACGCCGATCTCGAGCACCGAATGATTCAGGCCGCCGTCCGGCGGCACAAAAACCACGCCCCGCCTGAGTGGCAGGGCGTGCCCGAGTATTTCCCGGAAGGGATCTGATAGGAGACCGACATGACTCATCAGAGGACGAGTAGACCCCGCTGGATCGGCGTCGATACGGCCACGCCGCGCGGCACTTTGCAGGACGCCGGCGAAGTCGCGGTGGTCTCGCCGAACGCCGGCGAGACCCGCCACCGCTATGCCCTGGTCATCGCTTTCGACAGCGAGGAAGCCTTGCGCCAGGCCGTCACCAATCACCGCTGCGCGTACCGCGACAGCCAACAATTCCAGGAGCTGAACCATGGCTGATATCACGAGCGTCACCGTCGAAGAAAAAACCAAGATCTGCGTGAGCTGTGGAGAGGATTTCCCCGCAGACCGAGAGTTCTTTTACGGCGATCGTCGCCAGCCGGATGGTCTGAGAAGCACCTGTAAAGGCTGCTACAGCGAGTTGCCGAGCGTGCAAAAGCGAATCAAGGAGCGCGCCCATGGCTGATGCAGCAGACAACGCCGGTGCCGTCATCGAGCACCACCTGAGCAACGCCCTCGCCCGCCATCGGTTGGCAGTGGCCATCGCCGGCGCGATAGACATCGACTGCGAGGAATGCGGCACCGAGATACCCGAGGCCCGACGCCAGGCCGCGCCCTGGGCAACCACCTGCATCGACTGCCAGTCGATCCGAGAAGCGAGGGGCCGTCATGTTCGTTGATCTGAGCAAGCTGGCCAGCTTCATTTTGTGGATCGCCGGCGTGGTCATCGCCAAGGGATTCTGGTCGACGTTCTTTGCAGTCGTGATACCGCCCTACGCGTGGTACCTGGCGGTCGAGAGCCTGCTTCAAGTCTGGGGGGTGATATGAACAAGAGCTACGACGAGCTGTGCCAGGAAGTCGCGCTGTTGCATGAAAACCTGACGGACGCCGCTCGAGCCATCGACAAAGCGCGGACCCAAGGAACGCGGCTCGAGAATCAGCTCCAAGCATCCAACGCGATGCTGCGCGAAGCACTCGAACTGGGCGAAGAGTTCAACGCCCGCTGCCGAGTACTGGAGGCGGAGAATGCCCGGCTGAGGGGTGCCGGTTCTTGAATGACCGGCACGACTCGCGATCAACAAGCTTCGAGAGACAAACAGGAGAGACCTGATGACCAACCCGGAGATGTACACGACAACCGACCTCTGCGACCGCTACGGCCGCTCACCGGATACGCTGAAGCGGTGGCAGACTTCTCGCGGTTTTCCTCGGCCGGTGGTTCAGGGTGGCCATGGTGCGCAATCGCGTTGGCGTCGCGCCGACGTTACTCGCTGGGAAGATCGCCAGACACAATCCGCATGACCCGCTCATGCCAAAGCCGATACGCCGTAGCCTGCTCCTCGAGATAGTCGTAACGATCGTAGACCTGCCAGACGCCCGGCAGAACATGGCCCAGCATAATCTCGCAGACGTGAGGCTCTGCAAGCTGGGACCAGCGTGTCCGGGCGGTCTTGCGCAGGTCATACATCGACCAGTGCGCCATCTCGATCCCCATCTGATTCTTCGCGACGCCGAGCACGGCATAGGGAAAGCTCAGCACCGATCGATCACCCAGTGGGACCGCTTTCGACTCGCCGCTGAAGAGCCGATCGGGCACGAGAGATAGCGACATCGCCTGCCGGATCAGCGGTGCAACTTCGGCGATAATCGGTCGCCTGAGAGATTTTCCCGTCTTCCGTCCCGTCTTATGCCGCTCCGGGGGTATCTCCCACACCCCTGCATCGAAATCGAACTCGCGCCGCTTGGCGCCGACCAGCTCGCCTGGGCGGGAGCCGTATAGCAGCGACAGCTTCACGAACAACTTGGAGCGCAACGGCATCCGCGACCGCTCCAGGGCGTGCCAGAGTACCCACAAATCGCGATCCGTCAGGACTCGCCCCGCCACACGTTTACGGTTCACTCGTAGGTCTTCGGCGGCCGAGATCGACGCCAACGGCTGCTGGGCGATCACACCCCGTTTGGCACCCCACTTGTGGGCCTGCTTCATGTTCGAGAGCACCCGCTCAGCGATTCTGGGCTTGGCCAGGGCGAGATCCTCGAGCAACTCCATCCACATCCGCAGCGTTGTCTGGTCGGCCGGCAATGTGCCGAGGGTGGGAAACACGTGCAGCTCAAAGCTACGCAGGATCTCCCGCGCACCGGCCTTCTGGGGCTCGCAGTAGCGCCCGTACCAGTCCCGTACCAGCGTTTCGTTGGTGTGAGCCTCCGAAATCGACGCCTGTTCTATTTTCCGCAGTAACCTGGGGTCATGGCCCTGCTCCAGCTGAGAACGCCGCTTCAACGCCTCTTCTCGAGCCTGCTTAAGCGTCATCGCCGGGTAGCTGCCCAGATCCATTCGCACCGGCTTGCCGCCATAACGAAACCGCATCTGGAAGACGACCTTGCCGGAACGCGTGGCGCGCGCCCCCATACCATCGCGGTCCGCCTTCTCCGTTGGCGTCTCGCGCGGCTTGCGGTGTGCGGCCTTCAGCCAGGCATCGGTGAGCGGCAT